GGCTTCAATCATCTTGTTTTTAGGTAAAGCAAAACTTTCAGAAGGTAATGCTACTGGAATTATCGTAACAGCAAAGCCTAACAAAAACAGATTTGCTAAACCAACTCCTGTTAAATTTTGGATTGACTTCAATAAAGGAATGAATCCTTACGTAGGACTACAAGATTATATCAGTTGGGATAATTGTGGTATTCAAAGAGGTAAATTTATCAATCAGAAAGATTATGAAAAGCTTTCTCCTTCTGATAAAGAAAATTGCAGAGAACATACCTACAATACAGACAAAGGCGAAGTTACTGTATACTTCCAACCTTCGGAAACCGCAAGAGGCCTAGCCGTAAGACACCTAAACGATGTGGTTAAACTCACTGATTTATTTACACCTGAAGTTTTAGATCCAGTTCTTAAAGAGATGGATGAAAAAGTGATCAATGGAATATTTCAGTACGGAGATAGTGAAGATATTGAATCAGAAATAGATGATATTATCAACTCAACAGAAGAAATTGATTCTGAAAATGAGTGATTTTATTCCAGGAATTGATCTTAAAAAGATCAAGGTTAAGCATCTGTTAGGTATTTCAAGTACACTCTCTACATTTCCAGATGAAAGTGATATTTTATACTATCTTGTAGATTCAATATCTTCAAATCCAAAGTCTGATAAGACTTTTACAGATGTTCAGTTATCAAAAAAATTTAATAAAGATCGAGAAGAGATTAATTCTCTTCTCGATTCTCTTTCTTCTCAGGGCTTCGTGAAGAAGCTAAAATCGCTAGACAGCAAAACGGTATATCAAATACTTAAAAATCCGTATCGCTAAAAAAATCTCAACATAAGATATATATAAAAAAAAACTGGCATGAAACACGTTAAAACGTTTGGAGAATTTATAACTGAATCATTGTCTTATGATAAATTTGTAGGATCTAAACTTAAAGTTGGTGAAAAGGCTTTAAAATCTATTGTTAATAAATATGCGCAAGAAGCACAAAGATTTATAAAAGAGTTGGCTTCAGAGCTGGAAGAAGATGAATTAGAAGAATTTATCAAAGACCCTTCTTCTTTTCAAGAATCGGCAGGAATGGGATCACCAGATTGGAAAGATACTCTTACTCTAGTTTTTCTAAAAGATGCACTTAAAGGTGCTAATCCTGATACTCTTTCTAAAGTAAAGGTAAAACCGAATCCTAAAATCTTAAAAGAAATCCAAAATCTTTTACAAGGTGAATTAGAAAATGTCCAAAGATATTGGATTGGTGATGAGAAAGAGTTTAAAGAATATACAGAAGATGGTGATCTTTATGATTTTCTTGCTAATGCTTTCTATGACGGCCAATACGGAGAGAGCGAGGATTTAATAGAAGATATGAAAGTAGTTATAAACGAGCTCAAGCTCAAATAAATCGCAATCATGAAACACATTAAAATATTCGAAGAATTTATCAACGAGTCAGTTGACTGGGAATTAAAGTTACAAATAATAAATAAATATAATCAACTACCATTAGGACCTATAATCAAAAATTATTATGTTTGAAAACAAAAACTAAATTATAATTAGAAACAAGGAAGATAACGAATGGGTTGTTAAAGCCCTAAAAGGTTCTAAAGAAATCGGTAGACTTGATTTTATTAAAAGTAAGTTTAAATCGGTCTTAAAGGCCAGTATAGTGACAGTTGACCCAAACCACCGCAGAAAAGGCGTAGGTTCTTCAATGTATGAATTTGCAGAAAAGGAATTGGGCATGAAATTTGTCAAAAACGATGATGTTCTTACGCCAGATGGTAAAAGTATCTGGAATAATCCAAACAGAAAATTCGGCAAATGAAACACATTAAACCATTCAATCAATTTATCCAAGAGGCTTTCAAGTACGGCGATCAACTCTTAACTGACCCAGACGGTGTACGAATAATTGTTTGAGTATTTTATCTGATATTAGATTCATTTTGCTAAAGAAGCATTAAACTTAATGCCTTTTTTGTCTATAATTTATAATGGACAAGTATGGCATAGATTACGAAAAAATCTTTTTTCTTTACTTTCTAAAAAATCCTTTTTTCTTATCCAAAGTATACAAGGGATTTTTTAGTAATCAGGATCTAGATTTTCTATCTCAAGTTGCAAAGGAGTTTCAAACAAAGTTTCAAGAACCTCCTTCGAAAGATCAACTCAAGATTCTGATTAAAAATGTAAAGGAAAAAAGAGATCTAGATGATGAAATTGTAGAGGCTATCTTCCAAACCGATATCAAGCAATATGATGAAGAATGGCTTGATAGAACTTCTAAAGCTTGGATAGCTTGGAAGCATTTCGATAAAAAACTCATTTCTACTGTAGAATTTGTAAAGTTTCAAGATGTCACTCCTGAAAATGTAGAAAAAATAGTCAATCAAGCAATCGGAATTTTATCCGAAGGTAGTTTAACTTTCGATCAAGATCGTGGTTTAGACTTTTTTGAACCTGAAGATCACATTCAAAAAGAATCTTCTAAAATCCCTTCGGGTAGAGATTTTATAGATCGAATTACAGGTGGGGGTTATGATGCTAAATCTCTTGTTGTTTATGCAGGTGAACAAAATATTGGAAAAAGTATTTGGCTTGCAAATGATGCATGTAGCTTTGTAAGAATGGGTTATAACACTGCATTTATTACTGCAGAAATGGCAGCTCATAAAGTTGTAAAAAGGATTGGATCAAATCTTTTAGATATTACAATGGCAGAATACTCTAGAAAAACATCTGATAGATCTTTTATGAAAAGAAAACTAGAAAGAGTTTCAAATGGAGTAATGCCACCCGGCAGACTTTTTGTAAAGGAATTTCCTACTTCTCAGGCTACCGTTCCTGATATCGAAAAATTCTTGAAGTCATTAGAAGAGTCTCAATCATTTAAACTGAAAGCTATTGTTCTTGATTATATAAACATTTTAGCCAACTTTAGAAATCCAAACAGCGAAAATACATATATGAAGATCAAGCAAATTGCAGAAGATCTTCGAGCAATGGCGGTAAGAAATGACTGGTTAATTATCACAGCAACTCAAATTACTAGAGGTGGTTGGGATGCCACAGAGATAAATATGTCAAATGTCGCAGAATCCGCAGGTTTGGCTCATACTGCAGATATGATGTATGCAATTATTCAAGATTCAATGATGCACGCAAACAGAGAATATTGGTTAAAAATTCTAAAAATTAGAGACGGAGAAGGTAAAGGATCTAAATGCAGATTTGAAATCAATTATGAGTACATGCGTCTCAGGGAAACTGGTGACGTAATAACAAATTAAAATATATGGAAGAAGAAGAATTTGAAGATGAGTCATTATCCAGGCGGATAGATGATATAGACGAACTGTACGAATCGGAAAAAATATCAGAAGAAGAGAATCCAGATATTGAAGAAGAAATAAGCAACGGATTAAGAGTAGATAAGATTTTTGATAATTCATTCGGCGAAAGCGAATATGATGGAAGCAAGTCGAATTTTGCAGTAGATGCGCAATTTCATGATTATGAAGAAGCCGAAGAAAAGATTCATTACAATTTATTGTTTGAAAAGATTCACGCTCTTATAAAAAATTCTCAATATTCAGCACTAAACGAAGTTAAAGAGAATGGTAAGATCTCAAAACTTAATAAAATTCAAATTAATCAAGTATATGGATTTGTCTTGAATTCTCTTCCGGGTACTGAAAGAAAGATTGAAATTTTCTCAATTCTTTCTGATTATTTTGACATTCATCCATCTAAGTTCTATTCTTCACTTTCAAATAAATACAAGAATGAATTGATAATGGAGCTGGATCAGTCTATGAATATTTTTGAAAAGAAGAAGATCAGAAAACTGTTTTGATGCATAAAAGAATTATAATAACTAGTGATTGGCACTTTGGAATTAGATCCAATAACTTAGATTGGTTCGAAATCATGAAGGACTATCATGAGTCCTTTTTTATTCCTTGGGTAGAAGAGAATGTACAAGAAGGTGACGTAATGTATCATCTTGGCGACGTTTTTGATAATCGACAAAATGTTAATTTGTTAATAGCAAGTTATGCAATCGATCTATTTGAAAGACTTTCCAGAATTGTACCGATACATATTATCGTAGGTAATCATGATATTTACAGAAAAAATACAAATGAAGTAACTTCTGTAGATATTTTAAAACACATTCCAAATATTACAATTCATAAAGAACCTATTGTTCATAAATACAAAGAAGCAAAATGTCTTCTGATGCCTTGGAGAAGAGACAAAGAGCATGAACAGGAAACTCTAGCCGAATATAAAAATGTAGATTATCTATTTTGTCACTCTGAAGTCAAAGGAGTTAGAACAACATCAAATCCACACATCAAACTCGAAGAAGGAAACGATGTGAATCTATTCAAAAGATTTAAAAGAGTTTATTCTGGACATATTCACTACGCTCAAAGATTCTCTAACGTGAATTTCGTAGGTAATCCTCATCATATGACCAGATCTGATAGAGGAAATAAGAAAGGTATCTGGCTTTTAGATATGGAGACAGGTACTGAATCATTTTATGAAAATACAAGATCACCCATATTTTTGAAGTATAAGATGTCATCTATATTAGATGAAACTGTTGAAACTCTTCAAGAAAAGTTTTCTAATAACTTTATTGACTTGCAAGTTTCTTCTAAGTTTCTCACTAGTTGTAACATTAGTACTCTGATAAATCTACTTGAATCTCATGCCAGAAAAATAGAATTGGATATCCAAGAAGAAGAAAACCTAGATGTTGAAGGCTTCGAGATAGATGAAAACGTTTCTGGTGAATTTGATATTTTGAATATTTCAAAAACATATATTGATTCAACTTCGTACGATGAAGAGCTAAAAGAAAGACTATTAAAGTCAATTAAGAGTTTATATTTGAAAGTCAATGAAGATTAAAAAGGTCATATTTAAAAACTTTGCAAGTTACGGAAACACACCGCAAACACTAGATTTTGAAGACACAAGCTTGTTTCTAGTTTTAGGAGGTAACGGATTCGGTAAAAGCACACTTGCAAATGTTATCAAATTTCTCTGCTACGGTAAAGTAGAAGGAGTTAATAACGGAGAACTACCAAACCGCATAAATAAGAATCTTTGGGGTTCAATTGAATTAGAATCAAGAGGAAGATACGTAAAAATAGAAAGAGGGTTAGCTCCTAATATTTTCAAAGTTTATATAAACGGGGTTGAATATGACCAGGCAGGAAAAATGAATACTCAAGAATATCTCGAAGAAGAGATATTTGAAATCTCATATAATGTTTTCAAAAACGTAATCATTCTTTCAGTCAATGATTTCAAGTCATTTTTGACGATGAGCCCCGGCGACAAAAAGAGTATTGTAGATAAACTCTTCGGCTTTAGTGTTATTAATGACATGCGAGAATCGATAAAAAAGGACAGAAGGGAAGTAAAACAAGAATTAAAAACTCTGGAAGATGAATTGAATTCATTAACCGAAAGTATTCTTTCTGTTCAAGAAAAGATTATTCAGCTAGAAGAAGATTCTCAGAAAAAGAACTCAGAAAAAATTAAAGATCTTAAAAATCAGCTTTATCAGTTCGATGAAAATAAGAAAAAGTTGAATGAAGCCAACAAAACTCTAAAAGACAGACTTTCTGGAATTGACAAACAGATAAGCGAAAATAGAAAGATATGTGCGGAGTCTTCAGCTGAAGTTAAGAATCTAGATCAGAAGCTTAAGCTTTTCGAAAATAAGCAGTGCCCTACTTGTCAGTCAGATTTAAGCGGAGAATTTCATCAGAATCTAAAGAAAGATCTAGAAGACAAAAAAACTCAACTCTTAGAAAAAGAACAGTCAATAGAGTCTCTAATCAAAGAAAGTAGAGAAGCTTATAAACAAGTTCAAGATAAACAACATGGGATTATTTCTAAACTTTCTTCTCTAGAAACGAATATGAATAATCTAAAGAAAGAATTAGTAAAACTTGCATCGAATTTAGATAATGGAGAGCATACAGAGCTTTCTTCTTTGATTAGAGAATTTAGAGATAAAGAAAAAGAAAAAACAGACAAAAAAACAACTGTTGGTTCAGAAGATCATTACTTACAGATTCTAGAAAATATTCTCGGAGATGATGGAATTAAGAACTTAGCAATTAAGACTATTTTACCTACATTAAATAGTCAAGTTGCTCAAATGGGAAGAAGAATGCATATCCCATTCAGCATTAAGTTTGACGATAAATTTGATTCTATTATTACTCATCTTGGAGAAGAAATCAATCCAAAGACGATGAGTACCGGAGAGAGAAAGAAAGCTGATTTTGTAATCATTATTGCTCTGATTAGACTTTTAAAGTTGAGATATCCAAGTCTTAATATTCTTTTTCTGGATGAAATTTTTAGTTCTGTAGACTCTGACGGTGTTTATCACATCATCGGAATCCTACATGACATGGTAAAAGAGATTGAAATGAATACATTTGTTATCAATCACACAGTTCTTCCTAGTGAATTATTTGATAAGAAAATTGAAATACGCAAGGATAGCGGATTTAGTTCTTTTTCAGTAGAGACCATTTCTTGATATATAAAAAAAATGGCTCTAAGTGTCTGCATACAACGCCGAATTCAATACTGATGATGTTTATTTAAGATACATCGTTATAGCTCTACTGGCAGAGTTACGAAATAAAGTCTACTTCTATAATTATGTAGACGGCTCAAAGGTTAAAATTGAAGTTCCTTTTTATTATTCAGTAACAGGCCAGGAACGTTTTCTTCTAGATAAATTTCTGTTTGAAGCTTTAGACAAAGATAAAGCGGTAGGAGATTATGAAAGAGTCCCTAGAGGTATTATTGAACTTGATTCTGCTTCAATAGATTCAGGTTCTCTTGTAAATAAATTTGTTAGAGGAGAATTTTTAAGAGAAATCAACGGAGTTCTTAAAACATTTTCTCTCAATACTCAGCTCATTCCTTTAAATTTGAATTTTAAAGCTACGATTGTAGCTAACAATAATCTTGAAATGTTCAAAATATTTCAAGGTGTTATTTCAACCTTATACAAGGCAAGCAATTTTTACGTAGACATGGGAGGATTTAGAGTGCAATCATCGGTTGTAATACCCGAAGATCTAAATCAAACACGACCAGTCGAATTTGGTTTTTCTGACAGAAAAGAATATCTGATAGATTTTAGTCTCGAAGTTAAGAGCTTCACATTTATATTTGAGAACGGAATTCAACTTGCAGATCTTGAATTTATTATTGGTGGTGAAGGCGAAGGAATAGGACTACTTAGAAGTGACGGCCAAATTTACTTCGGAAATGTTATGGAGACAATTAATTTGTCAATTGATGATATTAAACTTGCACCGTACGAAGGAGAAGAAAGTAACCTTGAATACAATAGTCTTCCGGATACTCTTGGGGGAAATCAACTAAGTTCTCTCAAATTTAGTGAAACAAATGTGGGCCCCGAGTCTATAAGTAATGTGGAAAGTAGCCAAAGTAAAGAATATAGGAACGACAAGTAAAAAGAACACTAACTACTAGATATATAAAAAAAATCTGAATAATGAGTAATCTCAATGAAAATTATCTCGTTTACTTAAATGGTGCTTTTCCTAGTACCGCCGATTTGAATAAACAGAGTGATACATTAGCAATTCTGGTAGAACAGTTTAGAAAGAGCGGAAAGAGCGACGCCCAAATCTATTCAATCTTGAGTGGTATGGGAATTGAAAATTTAAAAATTTCTGCATATTTTGAAGCAGAAAAGATGGGAAGGTCTGTTCCACCTACACAACCACAAACTGCAACGCCTGCCACAGAATTTATTCAGGTAATCGGCGTAGAAGAAAAAAATAATACAAATAAAATGAACATAACTGAAACTTTAAAGAAGGCTGTATTAGAATCGGTTGAAGCTTTGAAGCCTTTTCAATCTGGAAAGTTTTCATATACTGCTAGCAAAGCCTCTCTTGTTTTAACTGAATCTCTAACTACAATTAACAGAATCGAAAAGATGATGGCAAATGAAGTAGTTGAAAGAATTAAATCTCGAGTAGAGAAAATTGCTTCTGAAACTAATGAAAATTTAGAAACTGCAGTAGAAAATATTACAGCTAAAGTTAAAAGTGAAGTTCTAGCTGAAGCAGAATCTCTAAATTCTGAAGTAGGTTCTAGAATTAGAAATGAAGAATTAAATCTTGTATCTTATTTGAGTAATTCTCTTAAGGAACTTAAAGATTTTTCACCAGTTTCTAATCTTTTTAGTCAGGTAAAAGAAAGTATTGAAAGAAATACATTTAGCTTAAAACTTAACTATTACTTAAATTCTGTACCACCTGCTGGTATGTATACCAAAGCAGTGGCTGAAATGAAAAGCGAATTTAATAAAGGTGAAACTTATCTAAGAGAAAACTTTTCAGATTTTGAAAAGTGGAATTGGGTTCCAGGAATCACTCAAATGATTAAAGAATTCTCAGAATACACCAAGTCGCTTAGAAGTAATGGAAGCGGAAAGTTGGTTAAAGTATATTCTCCAATTCAAGAAAATGAAGATAAGAGTATCACTTTCTTCTTGGGTGGTAAATTCTACGTAATTCACGAAGGAAGGGTTGAAGTTGCAAATGAAAATCAACAACCAAACTCTAGAACTTTAGCTATTCTTGAAGGTCTTTCTTTGATGAAAGATATGGGAAACACCTTTTCTTACTTTAAAGGTGATAAAAGTTTCGATATTAACAAAGAAACAGGAGCATTCTCTATCAATGGTAAAGCGGTATCAGAATCCGAAGCTCCAAAACTTATCAACCTATTAAGAGAAAATGCAGTAATTGCTCTTCATGAATTTGCAGTAGTTGATAAATTAGCAGTTCTTATTGAATCAGTAGATTCAGTTAAAGAACTTGACTTTGTAAATTCAATTAACTCAATTATTCATAGAGATGTTACAGTTAACATGATTAGAATCAATGAAAATGTTTACATCAACAGAGTAAATAAAGCGATGAACGTAAATGAAATGGTAGAAGTATCAAATCCAAAATTAGCTCAAGAATTAGTAAATGAGTTTGTAAAGTTTGATATTTCTAATCTTGTATATGATCTTCTAGAGAAGAATGAAAAGGATATTCTGGATCTAAACGAAAAGATCGAAGTAGTAAGTAATAACTTGAAATTCTTACAAGAGAAAAAATCAGATATTGAAAGAGTACTTTCCTTAAAGCCTGATTCAAATGAATTGAAAGAGGCTGTTGAATTTGTTTCTTCGGAAATAACTTCACAAGAAAAAAATCTTTCTGATTTATATGTTCAACTTTCTTCTTTAACAGAAAAAAAAAGTTGAGAGATTTAACTAAAGCCATAGTAATCCAAGATCTTCCTGGTCTCCAAAAAGACCAGGAAGTTTTTGTTAATGCCCTAGATTACTCGTCAGCTGAAGATGCAAAGGAAATTGAATATCAAGACTCCGAAGGTAATGGTGGGTATGTTCTTAGAAAATACCTAAAAGTTTTAATTTAATGGAAAAAAAGATTTACCTAAAGAATAAAGATTTGTATGAAGAAATCATCAAATCTAAAGAGCTTGATGAACTGACACCCAGGGCTCAAGCAATGTTAATGTTACTTGCGCAAAGAGCATCTAGTAAACTTCCATATAGAAATCCAGATGACAGACAAGATTGTATTTCTTCTGCATATTTAGATCTCTGGAGATATTGGAGAAGTTTTAACCCAGAAAAAAGTAAAAATGCATTCGCATATTATACAGAAATTTGTAAAAAGGGATTTGCTAAGGGATGGAATCAAATTCATCCTAAAAAATACGCAGGAACAATAAGCATTGATGGTGGCCGAGACTCAGACGGAATTTATACCATCTAATGAGCGATATTAAGAAGATAAAGCCTACTCATAAATCTGGATTTAAACAGAGTTATTTTGAGCCCAAAAACTTATCAAAGTATTTGGGCTCATTTCCTATAATATGCAGATCCAGCTGGGAAAGAAAGTTTGCGATTTTTTGTGATACAAATGACGCAGTGATTAAATGGAGTTCAGAACCTATTGAAATCAAATACTACAATATTCTTGACAAAAAATTTCACAAATACTATCCCGATTATTTCGTTCAAATTCAAAAGGAAGGAAATCTTATTAATTATGTAGTGGAAGTTAAACCTTCTTCTCAACTCAAGAAACCTGAACCTCCGAAGAGAATTACAGAAAAAGTTGTAAATTCTTACAAAAGAGCATACGAAACTTATGTTATGAATCTTTGCAAATTAGATGCTCTTAAGAAATATGCAGAGCAAAGAAATTGGAAAGTTCTTGTTATAACCGAAAAAAGTAATCTAATCTAAAATGCCAAGTACTCCCTTAGATTTTATAATTAAAGGTGTTGGTATTCTTGATCCGATGGAGATCAAGAAGAATCGAGACATGTATATCAAAGAAAGTAAGAGTCTACAAATTGCTTCTAAAGGAGCAATAGAATGGTATGAAGAATCCGAAACTTTTAAGAATTTTCAAATAAAAAGAATAAGGACAGGAGAAGAATTAAAGCTCGGAAAGCTCTATTTCTTTGACTATTATGATCCTCTTGATAGAAATCAAATATATGATATTAAACCATTGATAATCAGCTTAGGTAGAACAGGTGCTAGAGACGGTTCAGTAGAAACTGGAATTAATCTAAATTATTTTCCAGAGAATGTGAAATCTGCTATACTAGATTTTTATTTCAGAATCTTTGCGAATAGGTTAAGAAGAGAAGTAAGAAGTTCTAGTGCATATAATGTACAAAAGCAGAATGGGATTGGAATTACTTGGGAAGAATTAGCACCACTGGAAAAAAGACTCCGTATTAGTTATGGAGTTAAAAATTACAAAATAGGTAGAATGACTGATATCAACGAGTTTACATATGAAAGCTGGTATCAAATGACTACATATCAACCCAATGAAGATTTTAGGAATGCGACACTTACTCAAGTGTATCGTAATTATTTTGAATATATAAAAAATAAAGCATAATAAAAGATGGCTGGCTTTCAGGACAGAAAAGGACCTCTTACTAGAGGAAATCCTATAAGTGATACTCTCAAATCTTTGAGTAAGCTTGGGATGAAGTATGACGACATGGTCATTAGAAACTCTCGAGCTGTCGGTTTTACCGAGAGCAAGTTAGGTTACACGATGAATCCATCTGGATCTGATGCAGATGATATTTACTATGCATTTGCCGCTCTTTCAATGACGGATACTTCTAGTAAGAAGAACATCTCATTTTTTGACAAAAGCTATCCAAAGAAAAGAGATGAATTACGTCAGTTTGCAATACAAGATGAAATTGAAGAGATCTTAGATACGGTTGCCGATGAAGCAATTGTATATGATGAGTCTAACTATTTTTGCTATCCTACACTAAGAGGGCCTGCTAGTAAATCTCTACGAGAAGATCTTCAAGATAATTTTAATAAGATTTATGAATATTTTGGTTTTCAGGATGGTCTTTCTGCATGGAACTATTTTAGAAAATGGTTAGTAGATGGCTATCTTTGTTTTGAAATTGTTTATAATGACGAACAAGATCAGGTGATTGGTTTTAAAGAGCTTGATCCAGTTTCTCTTTTTCCTGCAGTCGACAAGGATACCGGCAAGAAGATCTGGATACAATATAAAGGAGGAGGCCCCAAGGAAAGAATTCTTTGGGATGCCCAAGTGATTTATGTTTCATATTCTTCAGCTAACTCTCCTTCTAGGGTTTCTTACGTTGAAAGATTAGTTAGATCCTTCAACCTGTTAAGAATTATGGAACATTCTAGAATTATCTGGTCTGTTACCAATGCGAGTTACAAAATGAAATTTGTAATTCCAGTAGGGGGTAAATCAAAAACAAGAGCAAAACAATCTCTTTCTCAGTTGATGCATAACTACAGAGAATTGGTAGATTTTGATTATGAATCAGGAGAACTATCTACTAACGGTAAGCCAATGATGCAGTTTCACAAAGAATATTGGTTGCCTTCGAAAGATGGAGAATCCCCAGAAATTGATACTCTTTCCAACGACGGCCCAGATCTTTCAGATGTAGAAACTCTTAAATGGTTTGCTGACAAATTAAAAATGGCTTCCAAGATTCCTTTTAGTAGATTTGATAAAGATAGTCCAGCAACATATGAGATGTCTGCAGAAGGTTTAATTAGAGAAGAAATTAAATTTGAAAAATTTGTAAACAGACTTCGTTCAAGTTTTCAAGAAATTATCGTTAAACCTCTTTATTTACAAATGATGCTTAAGCATCCTGAATTACAACATGATATTAACTTTAAGAATCAGATAGCTCTTAGATTCCAAGCAGATAATATGTTTGCTGAACTTAAAAACATGGAAATCATACAGAAAAGAGTTGACTTTATATCATCTGTAAAAGACAGTCTAGTTGAACAAGATGCAGAAATGAATGATATACCATACTTCCCACTTGAACTTCTTATAGATGAATATATGCATCTAGACCCTTCTTTCAAAGAAAAGGTAAAAGAGTATAAAGAAAACGAGAAAAAGAAGAA